GGGTCAACCACTTCCGAAGACGTAATCCCTCTTCAATTCGAGGACCCCAACTTACGTGAGATCGCTAAGTATGGGGGGTACTCAACCTACAGCTCTAACTCTAACACTGATCCTCATGTTAGAGAGAGTCTAAAGCTATTCAACCGAGACATTTACGAGGACATCCGTGGCTTCACTCGCCGCCCACAAGGTAACGTGGGTATGTACACTGCACTTGGCAAGTTTGCAGGCGAGAAAAGCTCATTCTCAAGTCTCTCTCCATCACAAAAATCTTCGATGCGGCGTTCGATCGCTAAGGCAAAGAAGGCTTTCAAGTTGCCATACAAGCGTGAACCGCTTGATTGGCATGAAGTAGGTCAATTCCTCAGGCGTGACACGTCTGCAGGGTCAACCTTCATGGGCGCCAAGAAAGGTGACTGCATGGAGGAAATCTACCACGAAGCACGATGGTTAGGACACAGAATGAAACAGGATGGTAAATCTAGTTTCAACCCTTCGAAGATGCGGTTCCCTCCGTGTCTTGCAGGCCAGCGTGGCGGCATGTCAGAAATTGATGATCCGAAAACGCGCCTGGTTTGGGTATATCCAGCAGAGATGTTGACAGTCGAAGGTTTCTACGCTCCTTTGATGTATCGTGACTTTATGAACGATCCCAACAGTCCAATGCTAAATGGAAAAAGTGCGCAGCGCCTTTACACCGAATGGTGCTGCAAACTAAGGGAAGGGGAGACATTATATGGTATCGACTTTTCGTCTTTTGACACAAAAGTACCAGCGTGGCTGATCTACACTGCGTTCGACATTGTTCGTCAGAACATTGAATGGAACACCTTTCAGGGCAAACCTGTGAATAAGGTGGAACGGCAGAAGTGGAGAAACGTCTGGGATGCCATGGTGTGGTACTTCGTGAACACTCCCATCCTTATGCCTGACGGACGTATGTTCCGTAAATACAGGGGTGTACCTTCCGGATCTTGGTGGACGCAGATCATCGACTCAGTAGTGAACCACATACTTATCGATTATCTTGCCGACTGCCAGGAAGTAGAGATCCGAAACCTGAAGGTTCTGGGCGACGATAGTGCGTTCAGAAGCAATGACCAGTTCGATCTGGAAATTGCAAAGATAGACTGCTTGCCAACTGGAATGATCATCAAGCCAGAGAAGTGCGAAAGAACAAAAGATCCATCTGAGTTCAAACTTCTTGGTACGAAGTATCGTGACGGTCGCGTTTATCGTGACACCAGTGAGTGGTTCAAGCTAGCACTCTATCCAGAAGGGAGCGTGTATACGCTAGACATTTCATTCACCAGACTTGTCGGCCTGTGGATAGGCGGCGCCATGTGGGATAGGACGTTCTGTGAATTCATGGACTACTATCAAACAAGCTATCCTGTACCTTTAGAGGGGTGGTTCTCTAAAGATCAGAAACGATGGCTGGAAGTCGTCTTTTCAGGCAAAGCCCCCAGAGGCTGGACTACAAAACGTAGTCTATTCTGGCGATCAATCTTCTATGCGTATGGCTAGGAGTGACTCTAACAGAAGAGTGAATCATATTTATCAGTGAAAACTGAGGTGTGTG